CTGCCGACTGTCGACACTGGCAATGTCCTTGCTGACCTCGTCAGGCGCCCGCAGGCGATCCACCAGCGCGCCGAGCTGCTCGCCCAGCCACGAACCAGCCTCACTCCCCGCGAGGCCGCCACCAATCGCCCCAACGGCGCCACCGATGGCCGTCCCGAGCCCGGGCAAAATGAACGTGCCAATGGCCATGCCAAGCGCCCCGCCAGCCTCCGCGCCCGCCCATGCGCCGGCAGCGCCACCAATCCCAGACCCGACCGCCTTCGAGTCGCCCTCTTGAATGCCATTGATCGTCTCGATAGCCGCACCGGCCAGCATCAGCGGCAACGCCACCTTTCCGGCGGTCTTTGCGCCGCTTTCCACCACGGCGGCAGTGCGAGCCTTCAGGCTTGGCTTTGCCGCCCCGCCTTTGCCCTTCCTCTTTTTGCCCTTGCCGCCGAGATCACCAACCCCACCCCCGCCGAGGGCGTTCATAGCCGCATTCAGACGAGCGACGGCCATATCCGCAGACATCGCGGTCCGGGCCGTGGTGCTGTCCAACTTGGCCCGGGCAAGCCCTGCCTTGTTGAACGCCTGCCCAATGAGCAAGCCTGCGAATTTCAACCCCAGCGCGCCGACTTTTAGCGCAGCCAGGGCGCCGCCGGTGACGGCGATCGCGGCAGTGACATTCGGGAATGTCTCTGCTGCCCAGCTCAACCCGTCTACCAGCGCCCCAATAGGGACCAGTACGGCGTTGAGCGCCGGCAGCATTGCGTTACCGACGACAGTCGTCAGGCGCTCGAGGCGAGCGGTGAAGGCGTTCCAACTGGTGCGAGAGGTGTCAGCGACACCCTTAGCCTCCTGCATCATCGAACCGTTTTCACCGATCGCGGAGGTCGCATATTTCGTCTTGTCCTTCACCATGTCGAAGGCGCGCTGCACCTCCGCCAAGTTTTGCAACAGTGGCTGAATAGCGCCGATCGACTCAGACCCGAACAACTGCGTGGCCAGCGCTGATTGCTTCTCGACGGGCTCAGATTTCAGCGCCTCGAGCACGGACATGATCGTCTTCGGGGCGTTCTTCTGCATGTCGACGGCAAGATCCTCAGGATCAAACCCGAGCTCTTTCCACGCCGTGCGCTGCCCCTTCGTTGCCGCGTCACCCTTGGTCAGCGCGGCGGTGAAGTTCTTAAATCCGGTACCGGCGATTTCTTTCTCGGTGCCCGGGTTCAGGAAGGCCGCAGAAAGCGCTGCTGTCTGCTCGGGCGACAGACCCGACGCCTTGCCTACGGCACCGTAGCGTTTGACGACAGACGCGATGTCAGCCGCCGTAGCGTTGAAACTGTTCCCGAGGTAGTTCGTCGAGTCAGCAAGGTCGAGCGTCTGCGCCCGGTTCAGGGCCATCGAAGCCCGCCAGCCGGCCATGGTTTCGCCCGCTTCCTGCGCGCCGATATCGAAGGCCGAGGCCATGATCGCGGCGTCCCGGGTAAAGTCCATGATCGCCGCTTGCTTGCCGGCCTGATCGACTTTTCCGTCCGCTCCCTTTACATCGTTACCAATGCCGGACTGACCTGCCGCGTACTCGATTTTCGCGAGATCCACAGCCCCCATTCCGCCCGAGGCGATTAGCCGATCGCTGGCCATCTTGAGGTTTGCGGAGGCCATGGCCTCCTTTCCGCCCGGGGCGAAGCTGATAACCTTGCCCACGTCGGCCATCGCCGTTTCAAGCTTCATTGCTTGGTCGATTGGGCGACTCGCCAGATACCCGACAGCCGCCGTCTCGACCATCTGACCCCGCAACTCACCCCGGGCCGAGCGATTGGCGTCCATTTTGCCTTGCGAGGCCTTTACCGCATCTAACTTGGCACGCTGTGTGGTCAGCGCCGCATTGACCCGCTCCGCCGCCGCCTTGAGGCGTGTTTGCTCGGCTGAAAGTTTCGAGGTATCAACGCCGGCAGCCGTAAGCGACGTACCGAGACGGAGCAACTCGTCGCGCTCCCGGCGCTGTGCTCGCTCGAGCGACTTCACGCTCGTAGTCGTTCGGTCCTGCTGCGTGTCGAGCTTTTTCGAGGCCAGGGTGACCGCGTCCAGCTCCTTTCCTAAGCGCTTCTGCTCAGCCCGGGCATAGGCGATATCTACAGCCGACGCCTCGGTCGCGGACTCGAGCGCCTTGGTCGCAATGACCGCTTTGCCATAGGCCGCACTCAGTTCCGCGGCCTTGGTGCTAGCCAACGACTGCTCGCGAGCAAGGCGAGACTGCTCCGCCCGGGCCGACGCCAAGGCCTGCTCCGTTTTCTTGAGGTCCGTGCCCAGCTTTTCATAGCCGGTCATGTCCTTGACCTGACTATTCAGCTTGCGGAGCTCGGCCTGCTGAGCCTTGAGCTCCTCCTGCATCCGCCCGGCCTTTTTGCCGAAGTCGGCGAAGGTGGTCGAGAACGCATCTTGAGCGGCGATTTTTAGCGAATACTTGCCATCAGACATGACGCGCCCCTATTCCTTTTTTACGCCAAGGCGAGCGATCGCTATTTCGTAGCGCCGCATCGCCTTTCCGGCGTCCCACTCGAGAATTTCCCGCTCGCTTACCTGATAAATGAGCGGCACCACATCGAGGATTACTTCGATGTCGCTTTCTGAAAGAAGGCCGCCGGCTTGTTTAAAAAATCGTCGATACGCCCTTGCAGTTGCGTCCAGTCCGGCACGGTCAACAAGGCGAGATCCGGCAACATCAAACCGGTGCAATGAGCGGTGATGAACTCGGCGCGTTCCGCCGCCGTGGTCAGTTTTTTCATTGCTTTTGTCGCTTTCAGGGCGGGCATTTCCAACGTCAGCGAATCAACAACGCGGCCCATGACCGAGATTGGCAGCAGCAGCTTGACGACGTTCTTATCCTGCTCTTTCTGCTTGGCACTGATCGCGACCACGCGAGAGGTGCGGCGCTTTTTGACGGGCTCCTCATCAGCCAGAAAGTACGACGACGGGAGGCGGGACTGCTCATGCACGTACTGCGAAATAGTCACGTAGTCGGGACGCTTGAGCTGATCGAGCTCGGCCTCGGAAAGACCAGTCGCCAGCGAGGCCAGGGCGAAATACTGATCCTCCTCGTCGTCGCCAACCTCCTCGAGCATTTCGCGATGCGGGCCGTAGAACAGCGGGCGAAGCTGAATTTCGGTGATTTTTTCACCCTTGTCACTGGTGATCGGAAACAGCAGCGGGTGAAGCGGGGGCATCCAAGACATGGCGGAATTCCTTACAGGCACAAAAAAGCCGCCCGTAGGCGGCGATCTAGGGAGGGATTGCGGGAGGGGCTAGACCATCAACACCGCGCGGCGCGCATCCTTCAGGATGTCGACACCGTTGAGAACGAAGGTCTGCGTCCGGGTATCGATGTCGATAACCGGAATACCGTTTTCGAGGCGGTTATAGGTCCGGCACGCGATCTCGAGGATGGTCACCGGCTTATCGCTCATTTTGAGGGTTTTCTCCTCGAGCGTTTTCAGCTTGCCGCCCACCGTGTGATAGGTGAACCAAGTGTTACCGTCCTGATCCTGGCCCGCTTCGCGCACGTTCAACAGGATGTCAGAGTCGCCACTCACACCGAGCGCGAGCATGATCGGCGCGCCTGCGCCTTGCAGCGTCAGCTTGGCGGTCAGCACCTTGGCACCCTTGGCCATTTCCTCGGCGATGAAGCGACCGCCCTTCATTTCTTCCATGTCCATTTCGATCTTTGGCGGATCGAACTCCTCGATGGTCTGCATCAGCGGCAAGCCTTGCAGGGTGGCCGCGATGGCCTGTCTTACGCGGTTTGTAAACATTAGAGAACATCCTCAAGGAATTGCTCGATGATCGCGTCGTCAGCGTTGAGCTGATAAACCATGTGTTCGTTCGGCGCATAGCGCCCGTAATCGATCACGATGAACCACGTACCGTTTTTGTATTTCTCGACGCTGTTCAGCTCCGGATGCAGGTACACCTTGCCGCCCGGGATCGTCTCGTCGGCCACAAGGGTTTGCAGCCAGTCGTTAATGCGCTTGACCTCCTGATCCATGAACGACTTGGTCAGGTTCTTGGCCATGGCTTTTTGACCCGCCTTCACCAACTTGCGGCTCAAGGCGTCCTCGAGGCCGACGTAACTGATGAATTTGCCGGTGATCGAGCGGTTACCGATCAGCGAGAACCCACCGAGGATGGTCCGCGCGTAGTAGCTGATCCCGTAGCGGTTGAGCAGATCACCCTCGGTCGACTTGTCGAGGATGTTGTATTCCACCGTCCGAGCAACGTCCTCGGCGTTGGTGACCTGATTGCCCGGGCTTTCCCACTGCTTGACCTTGGCCAGCGCAGCAATAGCCAGGGTCGACGGCGGCAAAAATACATTCGCTTTCGCCGCCTTGGAGTACACCGCCGGCATTTGGTGGATAACGAGACAGCGGTCATAGCCGAGATCCGCGCCGCCGAGCTCGCCGCTGTAGGTCACCTGACCCGCGACGGGGACGTCCTTGCCATCGAGCACCACCCGCGCACGGATGCGCTTGCCGAACGCGGCAAACTCGCTGGCCATCG